AAACGAAGGTTGGCAGCGATTTCATAAGATTGTATTTGTCAGCAATTGGCAAGCACAACAGTTCATCACACGATATAACATTCCATGGTCACGTACGATCGTGATGCGCAATGCTATCAATCCAGTTGAGTGTGATGTTCTTGAGAAGTTTGATTTCAGTGATGCAACACGAACAGTCAAAATCTCATATCACACAACACCACATCGTGGGCTTGCTCTTTTGGTGCCTGTCATTGAACACATGCAGAACGAACTGAAAGAAGCAAACATCGATACACATGTTGATGTCTTCTCTTCATTTGGCATCTATGGTTCAGCATGGGATGAGCGTAACAAGCAGTTCCAGCCTCTCTATGATCGTGTTGAAAACAATGAGCAAATGACATATCATGGATTTGTATCAAACGAAGAGCTGTATAAGCATCATGCAGATACACACATCTTTGCATATCCTTGCATTTGGCAAGAGACCTCATGCCGTGCTTTGATGGAATCGATGTCAGCAGGACAGTTGTGCATTCATCCAAACTATGGTGCTCTGTTTGAAACTGCTTCACAGTGGACTGCAATGTATCCATGGAATGAAGATGCACAGCAACATGCAATGGGCTTCTATCAAATGCTACGTAATGGCATTCAGTTGATTGTTGAAAACGACGAGGGTCTAAAGGACAAACTTCGTAGTCAGAAAGCATATGCTGATATGAACTACTCATGGCAAGTTCGTTCTGCAGAGTGGACTGGCATGCTAAACAGCTTACGTGATCTGCCACGTGCAATTCCAAAGAAGTCATCAGCCAAAGGCGACCAGGTATGGTCCTATAGCGTTGATATCTAACACAAAAATAGGCAGTTGACAAGTCAATCATTCTGTTATAATATATAAACAATAATGATTGAGGCAAATACAATGAATATGCTAATCGCAGATATGGATGAGTTGTTGGACTACTTCTATAAGTCCAACTACAAAACTCTTGTTAATCCTGATATGGCTCTGAAAAAGAAACCTACACAAAAGGATGCCAAAGCTGCTATTGAGTATTACGGTGAGATTCTGGATTTTATACAAAATCCAGATCCAGATGAACTTCGCAAGCTCAGTAAACCACAGCAAACCAAATACATCAAGCAAATAGAAAAGATCATTGATTGTATTTCTGTGTTCGTTAAGCGCAAGCCACGAGCAAAGAAGAAGCCATCTGTTGATCGTATTGTGTCAAAGTTTAAGTTCCTTCCGAACGAAGGTGTGTATGAGTCCATTGAACCAGGCCTGATTCTGGAGTCTAATATTCTATGGACCTATAACACCAAGACACGTAAGCTTACCAAATACGAAGCACCCAAGGATAAAAAGTTGTCTGTAAAGGGCACTTCGGTTATTGACTTTGATCCTGAGTTATCGTATACTAAGACTATCAGAAAGCCAGATGATATCTTACCACAAATCGTTACACATGCAAAGAAAAGTCTTGAAATCACAATCAGTGATCTCAAAACAAAGGCGACTGTACCAAACGGACGTATAAACACAACAACACTTCTTCTAAGGTCATTCAAATGAGCGATGATAAAGTAGTACCACTATTTCCTGGTAAGCCCAATGCAATTGAGTTGTTCAGTGACACAACCAATATAGAAGTCGAAGAGCTTACAGAAGATGAGATTGAAGCACTAGCAGAAATACAAGAAGACGGTGAGTTAGCCGGTATCGCTTCTATGCTCACCGCTTCTGTATCAAATCAGTTAGCATCAGCTGGATATGATATCAATGAAGCACCACAAGACTTTTGCTTTGCCATGGAAGCATTACTGTCTATGCTCATGCGCCTTCGGGGTAGAGAGCACACACTACAGACCATGGCTGATAACTTAATCTATATTGAAGATGAGGAAATGTTGATCTATCAGTTCATTCAACCAAAGATCACATTGAAAGATAACAATGCAGATAGTTGACCTGTCACAAGTTCTGTTTGCCACATTCTTTGCGAGTGTTGGTAATCACACCAACGTTGAAATTGAGGAAGGTCTTGTTCGTCATATGGCACTGAACAAGCTTCGTGATATCAACAAGAGATTTCGTAATAAGTATGGCGAAATGGTCATTGCTGCTGATAGCACTAACAATTGGCGCAAAGAGTACTTCCCATATTACAAAGCCAACCGTAAGAAGGATCGTGATTCATCTGATATGGACTGGGGCAAAATGTTCGAGTGCATGAATTCTATTCGTCAAGACATTCGTGACAACTTTCCATATAACTACATCCAGGTTGATTGTTGTGAAGCTGACGATATCATCGGTGTTATTGTCAACCATGTTGCCCCATGGAAAGACGATGTATTGATTGTTTCTGGTGATAAAGACTTCAAACAGCTTCATCGTTATGATTCTGTCAAGCAATATGATCCTGTTCGGAAGAGGTTTCTGACCGTTGATTGCCCTGATCAATATCTCTTTGAGCACATCTTATCCGGTGACAAGGGTGATGGCATTCCAAACATTCTATCTGATGACAACTGTCTTGTTCTTGGTGAACGCCAGAAAGTTCTGACATCAAAGCGCAAGGGGCTTCTTGAAGGTATTCAAAGTCGATTCGATGATAAATATTATCGTAATTGGGTAAGGAACAAAACGCTTATTGATTTGAACAATACACCAGAAGAGCTAAAAAAGGCAATTCTTGAGCAATACGATGAAGGACCTGTTGTAAAAGGACGTGGTAAGCTACTTCCTTTCATGATGAAACATAAAATGCGTAACTTGATTGAACATATTGGTGACTTTTAAAGGTATAACAATGAAACTTAGTATGTCTGAAATTCTTCAGAAAGTTGAAGAGGCATCTAGCCATGAGGATAAAGTGGCTATTCTGAAAAATAACTATGATCGTAAGCTACATGAAACGCTTGCTTTTGCATATGATCCACGGATTACATGGACTCTCCCAGAAGGCACTCCGCCATATACTCCATCACCAGATACCACTGATTCAAAGCTCGTGCTGTTCGCTGAGCATCGCAAACTTTACCTATTCTTAAAAGGCGGTAAAGGCGATCGCCTACCAGCAATCAAGCGTGAGAAGATCTTTATCGATTTGCTATCAACAGTTGATCCAGAGGATGCAAAACTGTTGCTGTCACTGAAGAAAAAAGAGATTCCATATGCATCGGTCACACGTGAGTTGGTAGAAGAAGCTTGGGGAGAATGCCTGTAATGGCTAAATCAAACAATCGTCGTAAAAATGATTGGTATGACGACAACGAAGAGTTCATCACAGACAGAAAACAGAAGTCAAGAGATCAGAACCGAAAGCGTGATAAACGTCTCAGAAATGCTATGAAGTCACGTGATATCGATACTCTATTACAAGAGGACGACTACTAATGCCATATTATAAGTTCAAGGATGAGAACACCGACAAAGAAGTTGAGTTGTTCATGACGATTTCTGAGCGCGAAGCATTCATTCGTGATAACCCAAATATGATTCAACAGATCAACGGCTTTCCTGGTGATGCTGATAGCGTCAAGTTAGGCCGGACCAAGAATTCTGATGGTTGGAAAGATCTGATGGGTCAAATTAAGCGAGCCAATAAAGGTTCAACAATCAAAACAAACTGGTAGGAGGCAACATAGACTTTCATCTTGATATATTTGTTATGAGAGGTAAACATAACAAACAGGAGAAGCCAATGTTATCAAAGGCCAAACCACTAACAAAGCGTGCTAAGCGTGAACTGCGTAAACAAGAAAAACTTACAGTAAACGCTGGCATGCAAATGGAAAAAATTCAACCTCTCACTGAAAACCAGGCTCGTGCATTCGAGTCATGGGCATATGATAAAGATCTGTTCTTGCATGGTTCAGCAGGAACAGGCAAAACATTGATAGCATTCTATCTTGGCTTACAGGAAGTCATTAATGGAAATGCTGACCGTGTTATTGTTATACGCTCTGTTGTACCATCACGTGAAATGGGCTTCTTGCCTGGTTCAGAAAAAGAAAAGATGAAAGTCTATGAATTGCCATACTATGATGTCTGTAAAGTTCTCTATAATCGTGGCGATGCATATGAGATTCTGAAACAAAAAGGAATCGTTGAATTTATTTCTACAAGTCATATTCGTGGTATGACCTTTGATAATGCTGTTATAGTTGTTGATGAGTGCCAAAATATGGCATGGATGGAACTGAATACCATCATGTCGCGCATTGGTAACTACTCACGTTTCATCTTTGCTGGTGACACAAAGCAGTCTGATCTTGATGAGCGCAAGGGCAAGCATGATCTTCAGAAGATGATTCATGTTTGTAAGAATATGAATTGCTTCGACTTCATTCAGATGACACCAGACGATGTTGTTCGTTCGGGCAAAGCTAAACAATACATTCTGGCCTGTGAGCAGTTAGGCTTCTAAGACAAACACATATCACTAAGGGGTGCTTCGGCACCCTTTTTTGTTGATAACACGTTTGTGATTATTCTGTGATAATTTGTTACTCATCATATTTGTGATTGTCTCATCATATATATGATGGCAATGTGTACAATTGTATTATAAATAAACGTGCAGGCTGAATGATATCCTTTCTAATTTTTCATTATGACACCTGCCAATAATTGGTTGTTGCTGCTTTTTTCAACATGTTTATGCCGTGTTTTATAATGTCACATTGATTTGTTTGAGCAACTATCCACTATGGTATTGATTTTATTGCACAAATTTAACAGTTGACATTCTCGCTCAACCGTGTATAATGATTACATGATTGAGAGAGGATACACGTCGATGCATACGTTTGAATTTGACCAACTTGAAACATTCAAGCTTGCACAGGTCACCCTTCCAGAAGGCCGCCACTATGTCACATCCGACGGCCTTAAACTAGATTCCGTTACAACAATTCTCAGTGAGCGTCTTGGCTCAAAAGAAGCGATTGCTAAATGGCGCGAGCGAGTTGGTGATGAAGCCGCTGACCGTGTAATGGTTCAGGCTCAGCGACGTGGAACTGCTGTCCATGACGCCATTGAAAAGTTCATCTATGGTGATGAAAAGTGGAAGCTTAAGTTGATGCCAGTCAACAAAGAAACCGTTAATAACATCACTCCGCATCTTATTGAGAACGTCAACCTTGTATATGGTCTTGAGCACCGTTTATATTCCACTAAACTCAAAGCCGCTGGAACTGCTGACATGATCTGTCAGTGGAATGGTGTTAACACGATTGTTGACTTCAAGACATCTAAGCGTATCAAGCAAGAAAAAGATATTGAAAGCTACTTTCTTCAGAGTGTGGCATATGCATATATGATGAAAGAGCGTTTTGATATGGACTTTCCACAGATCGTCATTGTGATGGCTATCGATAATGAGCCTACACGCATCTTTCAGAAAAACGCTGCTGACTTCATGGATCGCCTATTTGAAGTCTTTGAAGTGTAAGCCATTGATATCACAGAGGAAACTAGACAGTTGACATTTCCTCTCAGATTGGTATAATAGCTACATAATCGAGACAGAGAGAAAACCGATGAACATCCTGATTGCTGGTGACAACCCAAAACTGACTAATCGTCAAGTTGAAATCGCCGCGCTCAACATGGCTAATAATCTTTGGAAAGAAACGCCTGATATCAATCTTGAGATTAACTTTGAACCACACGATGACGTCAAAGGATTTGATGGCTGTTGTTGGTTTGAAGCAGATGACAAATGGCCATATAAGATATGGATTCGATCGTCACGCAAGATTGATACACAGCTGAGTGCGCTTGCGCACGAGTTAGTGCATGTGTGGCAAATGCATCGTGGTGACATCAATCCGATGACAACAATGATATATAATATCAAGAAATACAAGCACTGGCAACACGAAGCAGATGATACGTATTGGGATAATCCAATGGAGATTGAAGCTTTTGGCCGAACACCTGGCTTAATTGCAAGGCTGTATAATACCAATCCTGAACTGAAAGATTAAATGATGAATAGTAAATTAGTTTTGGCCGTCGTCGTATTTGCTGTCATGTGTCTATTTCTATTTCCAGGAATGTCACGTGCCGCACCGACTGATATCAGCAATCCTGTTTGTGGTTTCAAACCAATGGTAGAAAGAATGCTAAAAGGCGCTGGTGCTGAAATCATTAGTAGATCAGTAAGCGAAAACACCATGAAGTTTGTTGCAACAAATCGTTATGGTGCTTTCTGGGTTATTGAAGCTTATAAGAGCAATCCAAAGGTGCTTTGCATTCTAGCTTATGTTGGAGCCCCTGGCTCTAATCCTGCTTAACAGTCACGACCAGGATCAAAGGCACAAACTTTCCATGAGTCAACGTTACGCTTTGTACGCTTTGGCATACATCTTCTTCGGTATGTTTTGCGCTTTCTTAAACGCTTCTTTGGCTTCGGTTTAACTTGTTGTTTTGTAACGACCTTTTCGGTTTTCAAAACAAACTCAGGTGCGTCACTTATACCAAAGCCTTCTTCTGGATATTCACTCTCAAACGGAGCAAACACAATATGATCGATTGAATCATTGACGCCATAGCCCTCATCAAACAAAACGTCTGGTGTGATCGGCTTATTCGTTTCTTCTTTCATGCAATTCTTGACACCTGAGATAAGGGCAATAAACATGAGCGTAAAAATTACCAAACGTACCATTGTGTTGTTTCCTTTTAACTCTTGTTGACTTATAGCATAGCATGGTATATTTATAACTTCTCACTACCAAATGAAAACTTCTACATGAGAAACCACTAACCAATAGGATTTATTATGAAAAAGATCATCGCACTAGCACTAGCAGCAACAACAGCATTTGCACCAATCGCAAATGCTAGTAAAGTTTGGTTTGGTCCACGAGATTCAGGACCGTGGCGAACCCAAGGTCATTTCGTTGAAGGTGAGAAACTTACACACGCATGGTGTGTTACCGCAGCAGAGTTTCACGTTAGTAATCGTCCTGCTGGTATGTTTAGCATTGGTGTTCGTGTATCTGACTGGGTAGATCAGTCGAATCAAGGGGCATTAACTTCAGTGAATATCTATTGGCCGAATCTACCCCTTTTGGCATCTGGTCAAAAAGAACTTCGTGGATGGGCAGTTGCTAGAGTGGGCGGTAGAACAGTCCGATTCAATAATTTCACTTACGAAGTTATTGGTGATAACACAGCATTGAGCGTGCCAGTTGATGTTAACTTCGTAGAAAATACATTTCGCAAGGGTAGCTGGATTAAGTTCTATATTGCGGATGGCAGCCATAATTATTGGGTTAAAATGGACTTGCGTGGTAGTGATGTGGCAGGTGAACAGAACCGACAATGTCGAGATACATTCTCAGCGTATATTAAAGAGTTTAAGAATTCTAAATGATAGCCTAGTTGATAGATAATGACCCTTTGGAATGAAGTAAAAGAAGAAATACAACTAGCAAGAGTTGCTGCAACACAATCAAGAATTACATATAGAGAACAATTTGAAATGCAAAAGAATGTAGGACAACATGTCATCTTTGATTGGCACTTCCATGAAAAGGACATTCATCACCTAATCAATGGGACATGGACTGAACTCATGTGTGATGCTTGCAGAGAGTGTGGTGCCACCGTTCTTGATAGTAACACACGTGCCTTTGGTGATCGTGCAGGATTTACCTTTGCTGTTATCCTTGCTGAGTCACATGCCACATGTCACACCTGGCCAGAATATGGTTTGGCGACCTTTGACATCTATACATGTGGCACAGTTAATCCAAAGGCAATTATGACTATCTTTAAGCAGAAATTATATGATGAGGGTATATCACTTAAGCATTATGATGAACAGATGATCAATCGTGGTTTCGTATATAATGAGTACGACGTAAATCAACACATGTTGGATCTTGAATCATGATTGAACCAAAATACATGAATATTTACCCTAAGGCTTGCTCTTATGTCCTTGGGTGCTATGGTCTACCAATTCTTGTTCTGCAACACCTAAATGAGCTTTCTGAGCACCGTGAAGTTGCATCATCTCTTGGTTGTATTGAATATATCATTGATAGTGAGCATCCAGAATGGAAAAGGGATGAAATCTACTATCGTGGCATGGATCTTTCTGATTATGTGCGATTCGATAAGAAGTTCGATATAGATATGACCGATGTGATGGATATAGCTCCAGCTGATAGAAAGATGCTGATTACTGATTCACAACGGTTCATAGATCACGAACCAACTTTAGTTCAACAGACGTTTCTGCTATCACGAAACATCAAACACACTTTTGAATTCAACCAATAGGAATATCATGAATACCACAATTAAAATCTCACTCTTTCTGCTAGTCGTCTTTGCCATCAACGTTGCGTTTGGCCTGTCTGCTGTTCAAGCAGAACCGCGCTTTTCTCTTCGTGTGACGCCAAATGGTATTGATCTGAATATCATTCCAAAGAAGAAGCTACATCACCATCGTCGTGCACATCGTTATGCAGAAAGACGTTGCCGTGTGTATCATGACATGTGGCAGAGAACAAACCGCAGATTTTGGCTACGTGACTATCGTCAGTGCTATCGTGCAGCCAAGCGATATTACCGCCAAACACGCTAAGCCATTGATTTCATTAAGAAAACTAGACAGTTGACATTTCCTCTCAGATTGATATAATGACTATATTGATTGAGAGGAAATACAACATGACACACCGAATCGGACGCATTAAAGTTTGGGTTCAAGATCTCGTTGATGTATTTGGTTCGCCTGCAATGGGCGACGAAGCAGGTAAGGGCGGACCATATCATGATATTGAGTGGGACATCTCAAACGCAGGACTTGGAGCGCTAAGGCTCTACACATACAAGAACAAAGAATATGCGCACAATCAAGAAGTGTGTGATATCCACGTAGGTGGTTGGGATAAATGCCAGTTGGACCAATTGGTCGACCTTCTGGACTCTGTTGGAGTTGAGGTGTTCGCTACTGGCCCATAGGCTACCAACTAAGCCATTGATATCCTTCATAAAAACGGATCTAAAATGACCTACTTTGTCCTTGTAATCACGTCCTTCAACTTCTTCACTGACACACAAGAGGTGAGAACCGTTGACTATCGGTTCTCAACCTATGAATCATGTCAGGTCGCTCGTCATATCTCCATCAAACAAGAACCACTGAAGTTCGTTATCAAGGCTGAATGTGTTGAGAAATACTAAGCCATTGATATCGTTGAGGAAACTCGACAGTTGACAAACGCGCCAGAATTGGTATAATGGTTACATAATCAAGGAAACGGAGACAGACATGACTGACTTAGAACTCACACATCGCGATGTAATCATAGAAGAGCTTGCCCTTAACTTTGGTGCCAGTGCAGAAGTTCTTTTTGATGCATATGAAGAAGTTTTTGGTGAAGGATATGCAACTGACGCCGAAGCAATCATGGATGCATATTATGGTGAATATGAGTCTGAACTAGAATTTGCATATGACATGGTTGAAAATACTATGCAAATTCCAGCTGAAATCGAACCATATTTTGACTATGAAAAATATGCACATGATCTGTTCATCACAGACTTCATCTTTGAGAATGGTTTCGTGTTCTTTCGCTAGGCTACCAACTAACCCATTATAAACGTTGACAAAATCGGAGATAAAAATGTCAGCTCAAGCTTATGAAATGCAGTGTGACGCTCTTGTTGATGCCTACATCACAGGTGCACTTGTAGTCAAGAAGCTCAAGGCACCATTTGGTTCGTCAATGGATCATTACTGGACGTTCAGTGATGACGAGGGACTGATTGATATTGCTATGTCCTCTGGTGAGGCAGCAGATATAATCATGTTCATTAAGAACGAAGCATATCTCATGGGATTCGATATCGATGAATAATAACGAATATACAGTACACCCTGATAAGGTAACGCCATTTCGTGATATCACATGGTACGTGAAATGGTTCAGTTCAATCGTACTGATATTAGCAGTAGCATTTCGTGCCGTTGAAGAGATGCCCAAAATCATTGACATCGTCCTCTCATGGATTGGTGTCGCTGGATGGCTTTGGGTTGGTTGGAAGTGGCATGATAGGGCTCTCATGATCCTGAACAGTGTTGTATTGTTCATGCTCACTGCTTCTATCATTCGCTTCATTGGCATGCACGTTGTTTAACATAGGTGGATACATGGCTTTTGTTGTGCTGGGAATGTTCATTCTGTACGTCATGTACGTCTAAGTGTATGAAACTATTGAGGAAATTAGACAGTTGACATTTCCTCTCAGATTGGTATAATGACTATATTGATTGAGAGAACGACGTGCTCAATCGCCTTGAAACCTAAAGGATCTACCATGACTAAAGAACTTACAAAGTTTGACCTCTTCGCCCAGCATTGTGTTGATATCGATGCGTTGTTTGAGAACCCAAATGGCAAGTGCATGACGCTTGAAGTGTTCATGTCCAACCTCAAAGAGCAGTCAAAAGAGCAGCTGGATTATCTTGACACGAAGTCATATGTTCAAGCAGGATTCGTGGCTTTAGTTGATGCCGTGATAATGTTTCTTGGACGTAAAAAAGAAATTCAGATCAAGGATTATAAGCCATTCAATAGCAAGGGTGAATTGCCATATCTGGGTGTTGATGGTTCTGGTCTAAATGCAAATGCCGAGACGGTCACTGTTCATGCTAATTGGAAGCCACTTATGGATCACTTGTTGTCCTTTGGCTCCCACTCACGGGGTCAATTCAAGACACGAAGTCAGATCCTGTTTGCTAACTCTGACACACTTCCTAAGGCATTTGTTAAAGAAGCCGAGCACGGTTGGGGTTTCGATCCACATGATATCCGTGTGATTGGTCACAAGGAACTGTCCAAAATCATTGGCAAAGACAATGCAATGTTCTGGGCTGAGTTTAAAGAAATTCTCAGTAACCCTAATTGGAAATGGGATGGCGGTTGTGCCATTAACGGATGGGTTGAAGTCGATCAAAAAGCTAAGGCACTGTAATCATTGAGGAAACTGGGCAGTTGACAAGGCTGCCCTTTTTTCGTATAATAGCTTTAATGATTGAGACAACAGAGAGAACAACGTACTCAATCAACATGTACGATTTAAAATGCACGGAGAAGATATTATGGCAGGTGGTATTCAAAAAGGAACCATGGCTTGGGATGCAGATTCTATGAAGTTGGACAAACAAGTTTCTCAAGCCGCGAAGAAACTGTCTGAAGACAAGGATATTATTGAGCTTGGTTTGAAATATCAGCGTAAACTGACAAAAGAACAAATACCAGGTGGCAGTGGCGCATGTTGCCCTGATGGCGGTGTATGGTTTCTTGATGGTGTTCTTATTGCAGCGTTTGAGGCAAAAAAGCAGGGCGATGCCGGTAACGCTATTGAACGCTGGTTTAAGAATCTTTTTCTGCTCAACAAAATAAATAAGAGCATCTCATATGTAACTTTTGCAACTGGTGCTGGCGCAGTTGCAAAAGGACCAATAGGTGTAACATTGAGCGCAGCGCTCTTGAATGAAGAGAATATACCAGAGTTTGACACTCTGCGTTTGTGTGATGTAAGCGTCTTTATGGAAAAAGACGGTTTCACCCAAAGTGAAATAACAAGCATGATGAAAAGAGCTCTGATAGAAACGGCAAAGGAATATTGTAAATGAAACCTCTGTACAAGTGGGCCGGTGGTAAAAATAAAATGATTCCGAAATACTTGGAAACCCCAGGCATTCCGGTATCTGGATTTGATACATTTGTTGAACCATTCTTTGGTGGCGGTGCAATGACGATCTGGATGTTAAAAAATAGTTCTGCCAAACACTTTGTAATCAATGATACCAAAACAGATTTGATGGATATCTACGCTGAAATCAAACGTGACGTAAATGGTTTTATAGAATCTCTTGAGGTTTATCAACAGAAGTATATGCCGCTTTCTAAATCAGATAGAAAGAAACTGTATTATGATTTGCGTGAGGAATATATCGAAACTCATCCAAATAATGCAGCTCTTCTATATTTCCTTATGCTAACTGGTTTCAATGGTATTTGGCAAACTACTAAGAAATCAAATGGTAGATATGCCACTCCATCTGGTTTGCTTAATGAGAAGGTAAAGGTATTTGACGAAAAAAATGTCAGAGAGTGGCATGAGTTTCTTCAAAACGTAACTATCTGTTCAGGCGATTGGTCTGAAATAGAAACGCCAAAAGAGAAATCGTTCTTTTTTATGGACCCGCCTTATCGCGATTCGTTTACTTCTTATGGTGGAGAGTTTGATGATATCGCTCAAAAGAATCTGATTGACCGTTGCAATACCTTGGATAAAATGGGTCATTATGTTTTTCTCTGTAATAGGGATGATGGCAATGATGATTTTTTTACACAAAGCAAAGGTAATCTTTTGACTCATCATTATGATATCACATATACAGCCGGTCGTCGTAAAAAAACAACATCTGGTTTTGAAGCAAAGAAGGCTCGTGAAATACTCCTATACTCAAGCTCTGTATATAAGTCCTCGTCAGTACTAGACTTCATGTAGCTAACTCTCTGTAATCATTGAGAAAACTCGACAGTTGACAATCACTCCAGAATTGGTATAATGGTTACATAATCAAGGAGACAGAGACATGACAAACCTGACCATCAAAGAACAGCAGATGCTCAAGGCGTTCATCAACGAAGGTCGCGATTGCATCGGTGCCGAAACTGCACAGGAGTTGATCAACGATAACATGACTTGGCAGGACGCAGGTTTCCTGCAAGACGAACTTGGATGGAGCAAGCAGGAAATCGGAGGCGTTATGTCCTCACTGATGAACAAGGGTCTTATCAATCCAATGGGTGAACCTCTTCCAGAAAGAAGCATCGAAGCCTGGACGGCAACTGATGAAGGCATTGAGTTGGGTTGGGATCTCTGAACCTTTCCACCGAAATCACAGATTATTACTAAACAGAGAGAACGACATGTCTGCAGCACTGAAAGCAACTGGCCGACTGACAAAGAAGCAAAAAGAAGCAGCACTTGCTCTTGAATCATGGAACATGACAACTGGCACTGATGATGAAGTGTCTGCACGCATCTCTGAAAGGTTCGATATTGTTGACTATATGATCGATGAGTGCATTTCAGGTGAATGTCGTGCACTTGTTATCTCTGGTCCTGCTGGTCTTGGTAAGTCCTTTGCGGTTGAGTCTGCTATCGAAGAGTTTGATCCTAATAGTCATCGTTCGACAATCGTCAAGGGCTATGTCAAGCCAACAGGTCTGTTCAAGCTACTATTCTCACATCGCCATCCTGGCAATGTTGTTGTATTTGATGATGCCGATTCTATCTTTGCAGATGACA